ATACGATATCAACGAGGACAAGCAATTCAAAGCCGTACAAGAAAAGATTTTGGAGGGTATCGCAGCGATGGAACCATTATTAATTCAAGCGGAAAAATATATGGCCAAACAGAACGGAGGGTCTAATAAATAATACCACCATTTCAATAAGGTAGCGGTAGACCTATTTTATAATATATATTGTCATAAATATATATCATAATTATAGTAACAGATGGGCATATTTGGCGATATTGGTAGATTTATTAAACGTGTCGGAAAAGCAATCGCTGCAATTGGGCAAGTGGGATATGGTACCGTTGAAATTGTAGGAGGTGTAGGAAGAGAAATAGCAGAAGCCCCTGTTGGTATATATTTAGCTTGGGTACAGATCGTTATATTTATACAAACAATATGGATTTTTGCATTTACAAATCTCAACTGTGCAATGAGGATGATGAATAATGCCTCATACTGTGCATTGTTCTATATAATGGACGTTATGGGTCAGATGCTATATATGGGGCCACGAATTCTTATCCTTGTATTAAATCTAATTGGCATGCCAGCAAATGCTTGGGAGAAAGGCCTATGGGATTTTTTAGAAGATGTAGACAAATGGTGTATAGATAATATTGGTATACATATTATACATTTTCCAAAATCAATACGGGAAACATGTTTTAATTGTAGGCGGTTAAAACCTACCGCGTTTGTTAGTAAATCTCAGAAAACAGCCGATGCAATTAAGAACCCAATCATGCCATTGTTAACTGGTGGTGTCGGGCTTATGTTCCAGGGATTAAAACGAATAGGCAATGCGCTGAGTTTTTAATAGATATTCTGGTTATAGAAAATGTTCACATAGATTATAGAATATGGCAAAAAAATGTGTACCCGGGGTTATTTGTATTGAGAATGTTACGTTTATCTTAATCATTGTAGGCTTATTTGCCGCATATATTATGTATAACCGAAATAAGATGATGACCTCAATGACACGTCCATACGACCACGAACCTAGCGAACGTATTGTTATCCTACCCCCAATGAGTATATCGGCGCATAGAGACCCAGTCAACGACCCATATGCACCTCCTCTAAAAAATAATGGATACTATCACCCAACAGATACCAGTGATATTCGTGGGATACCACCAATAGGACGCGTTCCGGTAAATATTCAGACGCGCGGCTTAAATAGTGATTACCAACAGGTCGGTATTTTAACCAGAAATAACGCAAATGATGATATGATACTACCATTAATGGGAAGACGAGTAATGAGTGGGCGCGATAAATGGCAGTACTATACAATGACGAATACTGGTAACTTAAATACTAAACTCCCAATTAGCCTGAACGGCAAGAGCTGCACAAATGAATATGGGTGCGATGACATAAATAATGGGGAAGTAGTTTACGTAGAAGGGTATAAGGATACTTTCCGTGTTACCGTATATGAAAATAACCTATTCAGTTACATCCCAAGCCTTTAGGATAAAGAGTAGAGTTTGCATGGAAAACAAATATTATTGTATAATATAGTATATAATATACAACATGACAAATTTTGACATAAATACTAACGTCAAACACGAAAATAAGATAGTATATAATTACCCAAAGGTTACGCTTATTAAATCCGAAATTACTGCCACTCCTACTGCATTAAATATGACTTTTTTCAATGGCTCTGCTAATCCAAATTTTATATATACAGTAGACGGAGCCAGCACTGTATATAATCATAAAAAATCATACTTTTCCAGATTGATACACAATAATATCAGCACGATTACAGACGGTAAAGATTCTGAGTATGGCGAGTTAGTTATAGAGCACGAACAAGTAAGTAGTTCTAATAAGAAAATATATGTGTGTTTTCTTCTGAAATATACTGCCGATAGTGCGGAAAATGATATAGACAAGATGATTTCGTTTAATGCTTACACAGACCAACAATCTACAATAATTGACTTAAATAAATCGTTAGATCCACTTGAAAGTTGTATTGTTTACGAGAGCGGTTCTCCTGCTGCATCAATCGTATTTGTATCCACTACACCAATTAGTATCAATCAATCATCATCAGATAAAGTTAGGACATTAAGTGTTATTTCATCGTTATTTACTAAGTCCCCAACTCAATCATATGTTGTCGTACCAAAGTCAAATGTTGCGTTACCAAATGAAGACGAGATATATATAGATTGTAATCCGACCGGCGAATCCGCTGAAACCGTAGTAGGGTATAATGTACCTGTTATTAGTGATGAGGGAGACAAACAAGATGCAATAGCAGCTATGCGTACAATGTATTTATTCGGTGTATTTGCTATGGTTTCTATTCTTATAGTGATGTTTGTGCCGGGGTTATACCATTTGACTGTATTGAGTTATGCAATGAAAGCTACGGTAGACACTGGCGCAAAGAAGGTAAATTCTAGAACAATCGGGAATATGCGTGTACTCGATCTATTATTAAGTTTTGTACTATTGCTCATAGGGGGTAGCTTACTTTTAACTGGAATGTTGGGAGAGGATAGTAGCTATGCAACCACTAGTATTGGATTTATGATATTATTTATTACATTTGAGTCCATATTATTGATAAATATAAAGAAAAGTGATGCATCGTTTATGAAATATAATAAAATAGATATTACGTATAAGGATAAGGACCCAGAACGTGATGACATCAAAAACTTCCAATTAGGGAAAGTCGTGAATGGGGTATTTAAGGCCTTTTTTTATTTTATAACATGGATATATAATTGGTTGTGGAGTGATAGTAAAGGCAAAGCCGAAGATTTTATTAAGGACGAAGTTTCTACTGCTCCTGCTTAATCATAATAATCATATAATAAAATAATTTACTTATATGATTTAGTACATAGACGCACTGCCAATCTTTTCAGCCATTGGCTTGAATGACGTAGACGTGTATACACTTAGGTCACTCTGTCCAATAGGAGCCATCTGTCCGACGACTTCTTCTTCAAGGGTAGTCTTTTTGATGGGGTTCATGGCTTTCATTTGCGCGTCCTTCTTAATTTGGCTAGGAGTATAACGAACCAAGTCGGTGCGTCCCGTAATATTGCTAGACCTACGCAACATCTCATAGGCAACAAATACGTATAAAATGGCTAAAATAGGATTGGCATACAAAAACAAATAGACAGTTATACCAAAAATGCTTGCCATTCCCACTGGCGAATCAATCATATTTGCAACAGAAGCAGGCATATGAATAGGCATTGCTAGATAAAATGCAAAAACAACGAGTGTGGAAATCTCCAAGTTAGATAAGGACTTTAAAGCGGACGGAACGTTCATTTATAGTATAAGATACTATTATATTTTTCATACGAACAAACATTATTGACAAAATTGAAATATCCTAAATACAATGTTCTGTTAGTATAGAATAACATTAGCCGACGATGAGCCGGTTTTCCAAATTTAAACCGAATAAAAAGAAAGAAACTAAGCCGACATTTACGTTGACCGACGAGTATAAAACAGAAATATGTAGTGCGTCCTATCTCGGCAAAAAGGGATATACTATACCAAAATCGTTACTATTAAAAGAAGATGAAGAATATTTACGCAAGGAACTCTTTGTAAAGCCGGAGGTTATCGGGGCGAATTTTGGGAATCCATCGGACGAGGAGAGTGCGTTCCCCGTATTTCGGGAAAATGCGAATAAATTCTATCTTCCGCGATTTTACGGAATTAATCGTTATGGTCTGCCTAGCCGCTCAGAAATAGCGCAAGGCGCTGACATTAACGTAACGTTTTCTAAATCGTTGCGAGATTATCAAGAAAAAATTATTGGGGTTTATACAAAATATGTAAATACACCAATATGCAGCGGTTCGGAACTCGTGGGCTCGGGTGGCATACTGCAAGTTCCGTGCGGTGCCGGTAAATGCTTAGGTTTAAACACACCAATCCTGATGTATGATGGTGCTATCAAAATGGTTCAAGACATAAAAGTCGGTGACGTAATTATGGGTGATGATTCTACTCCAAGAAACGTATTAACTCTGGCACGTGGCAGAGAAATGATGTACAAGGTCATACCAACCAAGGGCGACCCATATATAGTGAATGAAAGTCATATCTTGTCATTAAAATACAGTTCCGCTGTGAATAAACAAACGCCAAAAGGAACGGTTATTGATATACCAGTATTAGACTATTTAAATTTGCCCAAATCATATCACGGAAAGGGGGGTGTTCTCGTTGGTTATCGTGTGCCGATTGTATTTCCGTATGTTAAAGTTGAACTAGACCCATATTTGCTTGGTTATTGGTTAGGCGATGGTTGGTCAAAAGGAACTGGCATTACAACACAAGAATCAACCGTATTAAAGTATTTAACGAGTGATTGTTTTCAAAATAAACATCCTTCATTGTATTTACAATATACCGGTTCTCAGTATGATTATCGCATAAATTCAGTAAAATATACACATAAAAATGTTATGATGGATTTCTTGCGTGAAAATAACCTAGTCAACAACAAACATATTCCTCACTATTATAAATGCAATGACCGTTCGGTTCAATTGGAACTACTCGCAGGGCTAATTGACTCGGACGGGTACTATCATCAGAATTGCTATGAAATAATACAAAAAAACGAAACGTTGCTAGATGATATTCTATTTGTTGCACGTTCATTAGGATTTGCGGCGTATAAAACTAAATGTAAGAAGTCGTGTATGTATAAAGGAGAAAAAAGGGAAGGGACATATTACAAAGCGGGCATTTCGGGACATGGTTTGGACGATATACCCGTAAAAAGTCATAGAAAGAAAGCCCACCCAAGAAAACAAATTAAGGATGCTTTAAATACAAGAATCCGACTAGAAAAATTAGATGTAGATGATTACTATGGATTTGAAATAGATGGAAACCACCGGTTCGTATTGGGCGATTTCACGGTTACCCACAACACGGTTATGGCTTTAAAAATTATTTCAAACCTAAAAAAAAAGACACTCATTATCGTGCACAAAGAATTCCTAATGAACCAATGGATAGAACGCATAGCCGAATTCTTGCCAGGGGCAAGTGTGGGCAAAATACAAGGTCAGACGTTTGATATAGAAG